TTACGCATTGTTTGCTGTTGGCTTTATTTTTAGACCTCTCGGATCTATTATTTTCGGCTATATTGGTGACAAATATGGCCGAAAAACAGCTTTAGTAATTAGTGTTTCGCTTATGGGAACAGCTTCGCTAGGTATGTTTATGTTACCAAGTTATGAGTTAATGGGCGTTAGTGCTTGTTATTTAATTGCTTTTATTAGGGTTATACAAGGTATTTCAGTTGGCGGTGAATATAGCGGAGCAATAATATATGCTGTTGAACATTTTAATAAAAAGAATTCTGGATTAGTAGGGAGCATTGTTGTTGCTGGTTGTTTGTCAGGAGTATTATTGGCAACATTAATAGGTAATTTAATTAAACTACCTATTATGCCAGAGTACAGCTGGAGATTTGCGTTTTTGTTGGGTTCTGGATTATCTTTAGTAGGGTTTTTTATTAGAAAAAAATTGAAAGAAACTCCAGAATTTCTTTCAATTAATAAAGAGAAAGGGGTTCCATTATTAAATGGTTTAAAAGAATTTAAAACAGAAGCTGTATCCGCTGTACTTTTGGCTGCTACTAATGGGGTGAATTTATATTATGTAGTGGTATACCTACCTGGATACCTTCAAAAAACAACTGGTTTAGATTTATGGTTTTTACCGATAATAACTACAGTAACATTAGCTACTTTATCACCTTTTTTTGGATGGGTATCAGATCGTGTTAGTAGGATTAAGGTTGTTTTGTTTGGAGTTGCAGTAGTTGCAAATTTTAGTTTTATAATGTTATTTCTGGTAGGCTATTATCAAAACACAAGTAGTATATGCGTTATATTTGTAATACATGCGATTTTATATTCGATCCAGGCGGGGACTATGAATACCTTAGTAGTAGAGCTTTTCCCAGCTAAATACAGATTTAGTTGTTCTGCTTTTTGTTACAGTATTGGAATGGGAGCAATAGGTGGTACATCTCCAATGATAGCTGCATACATTGTTAGTAAGTATAACAATATCACGCTGATTTTAAGTTCTTATATTGCTGGCATAGCGTTTTTAGGATTTTTGTCTTTATATGCTGTAGTTCTAAAAAGAAAAAGGGTAAAAAAAGAAAGGTTAATACAAATAAATTCTTTTGTTGCTGAAGAGCGGTGTGCATAAAACATACTTACAAGCCTTATTTAGTAAGGATTTGAGAATTTAATAGTTAATAAATAGTTAACGCTCCCCCGTGTTTTTCCACAGTATCATTGTTAGAAAAAAAGTGATAAAGTGTTTTTTCTATTTAAATAAAAAATATCAAATGATTAACAATATCTTCGAACAACCTACTATTAAAACAGAGCTGGGTTATAGAGCTTCTGAAATCAACAGAGATCTTTTAATGCCCAAGGATTTACCAAAACAAATTCGTGATGAAATACCAACTATAAATAAGTTTGGTTACATGAAGGAAGAATTTGATGAATTTACTTTTGAGTTTGTTGACTACGCTTCTAAAACAAACGGTATAGTTTTAGAACTTGGTACAGCTTATGGGTGGGTTGCGCACAAAGCTTTAGAAAATGGTGCGCAAATAATAGCGAATGACGCTAGTCAAGAGCATTTGTCGATTCTCTTACAAAATGCCCCCCAAAATTATTTAGCAAATTTATATCTCTATCCCGCTTTTTTTCCTAACGAAATAAATTTTGCTGACGAAACTTTAGCCGCAGTACTTTCTTCTAGGATGTTTCATTTTCTAGATGGTGAGGCTATCGATATAGGTTTAAAGAAAATATATAAATGGCTAAAACCTAGCGGCAAACTTTTTTTTGTGGCTGTAACCCCTCAAAATTACACTTTGAAACAAACATTTTTGCCAATTTATGAGTCTAGAAGAAGAGAACGGGACGCGTGGCCTGGAATAGTACTTAACATGAGAGAGCAAGCAAAAGAACACGCTCCATATCTTACAGATTTTCTCCATGTGTTTGACGCTCAGCAATTAGAGGAATTATTGCCGAAATACGGCTTTAAAATAGAGAAGATCAAGCTATTTGATTACCAAAATAATGATAGCGAAGGCAAAGGTCACATAGGATTTATAGCAAGTAAGATATGAAAATTAGAATTAGAGAAAAATGGAATGGAAAAAGAATTATCAATTTTATATAAAAAAGATCAAGGCCATATAGGCTTTGCATCAAAAAAGGTTTATACTACGAAGGGGAAACCCTAGACTGTTGTTCTAGCGAATAGTAAAAGATTTGGACGTCTTTATTCGCTAGAAATACCAACAATAAAGCTAAATAACGAACCGTTAAGGTTTACTAATTAACCAATATCGTGCCTATGAATTTACATCGAGATGCCTCTTCAGGCAAGCAAAATTTTCCTAAAAATAATATTAGCACGTGCAAAAACATATTTTGCCAGGAAAAAAAGTTTTTTTCCATTGGTGCTAAATCGTTATTAAAATTTCAATTAAAAAATTTGAATAGATATAGAGCTGCTTTGTTTTATAGAACAGCCAACGAATTATCATATTCAAAACAAGGGGTTAACATATGAAAAAAGATATTTCCGAAGAGGTTTATTTCAACCTAAGCAATGAATCAAAAATGGCGTTATTGGCAGGTGTTAAAAGCGCATGCCACGACGTAATGATTTTATTAGAAGAAGCGGCGTTTCGCATCGGCGATAAGGCGCTTAAGGATTATATACAGGGTTTAAAATTTAAGCAGTTACGAAAGATCAATAAAAAGCAACAAGAGCGACCTGCTAATCCTTGCGAGATAATCAAGGTCGCTCATGGTTCAAGGCAGTTAACTTATTAAAATTAATAGGATGAGTGTGCTAATAGAAAAAAGAAACAAGATAAGTTTTAAAATTGACGGACGGCTGTGTTTAAACCTTGCAAGTAAAAGAGCAGCCGCCGTGTTCACAACCTATAACCCTAGAGCTAAGAAATGAACGATTCTAATATGCAAGATACGGTCAAAATTGTCAATAACAGAGTTGTTAGCATGCTTGAGTCGGGTGATGTAAATAATGAGTGCTTCTATCAAGATGTTAGAACCTTAACTGCAATGATTAGGAGAATGTTAAAGGAAGAGGAGGAGGTATGAAAAAAGATTTCTATTATATTGACAAGGCGATACTGGCAAGAAGAGATCGAGCCTTTGATAAGGTGTATAGGGATTTGCATTGTATTACGCGTAGCAATGATCGATCTAAAATAATTTCAGAAAACGCGTTGTTGCTGCTTACTAATTTAGCTTCGTTGATTGTGAAAAGTTCAAAGGAGGAGATCTGTGTAAACTATGATTTTCTTTGTAGTATTACGGGCAGAGGACGGCGTCAAAATGTTAATTTACTAAGGCAGTTGTCAGATATTTTAGATTATCAGTATTTCCCGTCTAAATGCTTTGAGGGAGAAAAATACAGAAACTGCTGTACGATTAAGTTTACTGAAGACGGCGAGTTAAGAATAAACCATCCAGAATTATTCTATACGATTGATAGCAAACTAAACCTAGTTAAAAAACGAAAAGAACTAAGAAGCGTAAAGAATTCTGTTGAGGGGAGAGACAAGGTATGAAAGCTAGACTTTACTATTTTAACAAAGAAACTCATTGTCGGGACGAAAGAGCTTTTGACAGGGTCTATAGGGATCTGAATTATGTTACGCGTGGTAATGACCCCTCTAAGGTAATTGCAGGCAATGCGCTTACTTTGCTGACTAATTTAGTTTCAATGTTAAAAAGCAGTCCATACAAGCAAATTTGTATAAACCAAGATTTGCTCTATGACATCACAAGCAAGGAGACCGATCAAAATAATAATCTATTAAAACAGCTCGGAGATATTGTAATTTACAAATATCATAGAACGGTACGTTTTGAAGGTAGAAGGTACAACTATTGTTACATCGTTGAATTTACTAAAGATGGCGAAAAAAGAGTCTCTAATCCCGAGTTATTTTATGCGATTGATGGCCAAAAAAAATCGGTCAGAAGAGGGAAAAAATTCGGGCATCAGACCGAAAAAATTCGGCCATCTAATATAAGAGAGATAAAGAGAGAAGAAAGAGAAAAAGAACCTTTAGGTTCTTCTTTTTCTCTTTCTCCTTCCTACTGTAGTAGTAGTAAGAAGATACGCGCGCGCGAGGAATCAAAAAATGCACCTTGCGCTAATGGCTCTTTTAACGAGCCAGCGCAAGATGATTTTTCTTACCACGAGACCGAACCAGACAAATCGACCGAAACACCTCAGTCGGTTACAGTTTGTAACCAGTTGAACAAGCAGCAATATCCAAGGCTTCTAACAGCCAAAGAGGAAAAAGAACGGCATTTGCAACGGATGCAAAGAAATCATGCAAACGAAGAAGAATCAAGCTTTGCTGAGCTAATGAGCAGGGTGTTAAACATCTTACCTGCAGAACAAACAACCCAAGAACCAAATGGCACAGATCCAACCTTGGCTGGCTCCTCAAAAGAGCCATTAGCCAAGGTTTTAATTACTGCTGATCATCCCTTAACCACAGAATCCGAAACAGCCATGAAGCAAGAAAAAATCACCGAAATTACTAACGAACAAAGCAGCAAAATGCTTCTCTCGAAGGCTATTTTTAATGCTTTTGGAGAGCATGCTGCTAACGAAATTCAGGATAACTGCGAATTCATGTTTTTAAAACCTGACAAGCTGAGCATTAAGGTCAAGCAGGGGGTTATCCTAGAGGAACATGAAAAGGCTAAGCTACGGGCTTGTATTAGGTCTGTGTACGGAGAAAATGTCAAAATCGTAGCAGATGCTTACAAGTCTCAAACAATGTCAGTACCAGAGCTAAGAGTGGTGGCTAATAACAACGATGCAGGGACAAATCCCAGAGTTGCAGTTTCTGTATTTCCCAGTTCTGGGTTATCGGCTAATTGGGCTAAGTTTCGAGCTAAATTGCTTGAGCGTTTTAATGCGCGTTATGAAGCCAAGTACTCAGAGCATATTGTTAAAAATTGGTACGACAGATTGTGCATAAGCAACGATTCAAGCCAGGATAGGCTCGTATTGGTTGGAGATGGATACGTCATTGATCGCATCAATCAAGATTATTTCAGTCAAACTGAAGAAGCAGTGTTTAGGAGCGGAATAGATGTTGAGTTACATTACGAGGCTAATAGGCAAAAACCAATCGTAATTTCAAGAACAAAGATATGCAAATAAGATTAGCAAACCAAGTTTAAAGAAAGAAAATGAGCAATATAGAATATTACGGAGTGCCTTATTTAGATGATGCTGAGCGTAAGCACTATCATCGTGTACAAAAGAAAAGAGCAAAGCGTTTAGCCGAGCAGTATGAAAAAAACAATGAATATATTGCACTTGCAGAAGAGAGCGAGAAACAGCACCAAGCAGAAGCTTGGGTTGTTTATCGCAAACTCCGAACTGAGCGAAAATATAAGAATGATCTAGAAATGTTAAAAAACATCCATAATATCTTCCTCCCCTAGTATAGGAGGTGTGCACAATGTGTGATACAATCAATTCAAATCCTTGCAAATTAACATATGTCAAAATCAATCAATAAAAATAAGGGCGGTCGCCCTAAAACCGTTTTAAGTCAAAAGCAAATAGAGGAAGTTAGTGAGTTATCACAAAGCCTAACTATTGAGCAAATAGCTGACTATTTAGGCGTAGGTCAAACTACATTCTATGAAATTCAAAAAAGGCAACCCGAAGTTTCGGTAGCATATAAAAAAGGAAAACAGAAGGCCATTAAATGGGTTTCATCAAAATTAATGGATAAAATAGAGCAGGGTGACACTGCCTCTATTCTATTTTATCTCAAAACCCAAGCTGGATGGTCAGAGAAGCAATATATGGATATTAATCAGACTACGTCAATGACGTTGCAGCCAATCATTTTAAATAGCAACAATAAGACAAAAAATGCAGCTACAAATTGAGCCTTGGCAAGAGGAGCTGTTTAAACCTTATCGCTACAAGATCATTCATGGGGGAAGAGGATCTGGTAAATCTTATGGGGTAGCAGATGCCTTGATCTTAATATCATGCTCAAAAAAATGTTTAATACTCTGCGGGCGTGAGTTTCAAAACTCGATTAAAGATAGTGTTCATTCTTTGATATGTCAGCGTATAGAAGCTCTGGGAATAAGAAATAGATTTGAAATCACCCATGATGAAATACGCAACGTTTTAAGCAATAGTCGTTTTATTTTCAAGGGTTTAAGGCACAACATAGATAGCATTAAGTCAACAGCTGGAATTACACATTTGTGGATTGAAGAGGCTGACACATTAAGTGCTAATTCCTGGCGAATAATTAAGCCAACTATTCGTGAAGATGGATCCGAGATATGGGCAACCATGAATCCCAAGAATAAGACAGATGCTTTATATAGGGAATTTATAGGGTGCGCAGAATTACCCAAGAATGCGTATGTAGTAAAAGTAAATTGGCAGGATAATCCTTATTTTCCTTTAGTGCTAAAAGATGAAATGGAACAGGATAAACTAAGGGATTATGGTTTTTATCTTCACATTTGGGAGGGTGATTGCTTGGAGCATTCTGATGCTCAAATATTTAAGGGTAAATGGGAAGTGCAAAAGTTTGAAGAGCCTAGAGCTGTACATAAATACTTTGGCTTAGACTTTGGTTTTTCCCAAGACCCTACTGCTGCTATTTGCTGCTATGTTCACGATAATAGGTTGTATATTTCGCACGAGGCAGTCAAGATTGGGCTCGAGATAGATGATACCTTAGAATTCATTAAAAAGAGGGTTCCGGACTTGGACAGGCATATAATTTATGCAGATAATGCTCGGCCAGAAAGTATATCATTCCTAAAACGACAGGGCTTAAGGATTAAGGCAGTAGAGAAGGGTAAAGGCTCAGTAGAAGATGGCATAGCTTATATTAGATCTTTTGATCAGGTTGTTATACATGAGCGTTGTATCCATACTGCCACTGAGTTTTTAAAATATTCCTACAAAGAAGATCCTAGAAGCGGGGATATAACTAATACCATTATCGACAAACATAATCATTGTATAGATGCCCTGCGCTATGCATTAGAGCGCAGCATGAAGCGCAAGGGATGTAATTATCAAAAATGGGATATGGAAGCTTTGGCAAACATTTAAAAAAAGATATGAAAAATATATTTAAAAAACTCTTCCGCCAAGATAGCTGGGTAAATCATGCTACTAATTTAGGGGTTTCTACCAGCAGGACGAATAATACGGTGTACATACCTAATCTTGTTTTATCAAAACGAACATTGGAAGGTTTGTACAATGATGATGGAATAGCGCAGCGTATAGTTGAATCAGTGGTCGCTGACTCGCTAAAAGGCTTTATCAATGCAGATGTAGCATTATTAGCAGAAATGAAACGCATTAAAGCTAAACAAAAGATTTTTGAGGCTGGTAGTTTTGGGAGATTATACGGAGGTGCTTTGCTTGTTGCTTTTATTGACGACGGACAAGAACTGTCAAAGCCTTTAAATCTTGAAAGAATACATAAAGTGAGTTCCTTACAGGTGTTTGATAGATATCAAGTTAGATTTGAAGAAGAAGACATTTGTCACGATATCTACCAAGAACATTTTGGTGAGCCTGAGATATATACAATTGTTAAGCAGCAATATGGCTACATGAAAGGTGAAGAGCTGTGTTTTAAGGTACATGCTTCAAGATGTTTTCTTTTTGGTGGGCAACGCCTATCTAGTACAGCAACAATAAGAAACAAGGGATGGGATGGCTCTATTTTGCAAGCATGCCATAATTCTATTAGAAACTACGCCATTATCAACAATTCATCTGTCGAGATTGTACAAGACTTTGTACAGCCAATCATGAAAATGTCAGGCTTGAGTGATAAAGCAAGCTCTGGTGAACTTGATGCAGTGAGAAGACGTTTAGAGTTAATTGACAGAAGTAGATCAAGTCAAAATACTATAATGTTAGATAGTGAAGGCGGAGAGGAATATACAAAGCTCCCAAGTACCGTATCAGGTCTTAGTGAGTTGTGGGAGCAGTTTAGCGAAACAATCTGTGCTACAACTGGCATTCCAGCAAGCCGGTTATTTGGTAGGTCGCCATCTGGTTTAAATGCTTCTGGCGAGAGTGACATGAAAAACTGGCATGATATTGTCAGTACCTATAGAGAAGATCAGATTGAGCCATGCATCACGTGGCTTACCAACATCATGCAGAATCAACAAAACTGGCAGGAAAAACCAACAGATTTTACTTGGGCTTTTCCGCTGCTAGACAACCCTTCCGAAGCAGAACTTGCCGAAATCAGAAAGAAATATGCTGAAATTGACGCAATTTACATTGATCGTGGGGGGATTTCAGCAAGCGGGGCGTGGCAAGAAAGGTTTGGTAGCGGTCAATTCCAACGGGATATTCAACTGGCAAAAATAGAGGAGGTTGATGAGGAAGAAGAAATTGAGCATTAGTTTTCATAAACAATATACAATATTTCTCTTGCATTAATTTAATCTATGGTTTAACTTCAATAAAATAAATTTTAAACAAAAATACATAATTTCTAATCAGAGGTACATTATGACGCCAGAGGAATTAACTCAAATAATAATAAGTTTTCTTGAAACAGGTGAGGAGCAATATACTACTGAAGGAGTTAATGATATCTTAAAAGCCAATCCAGATTTTAAAACTCTTGATTTAAAAGGTTATAACTTTAACAACGTCCATTTTCAAAAGATGGCGGAAATTTTAAAAACTAACACAAGCCTGACAACTCTTTATCTTCCAGAAATAAGTGTTAATGGCATGAAGGCTATAGGAAGTGCTCTGGAAAGTAACCAACATTTGAGAACGTTAGAGTTAAATTATGGAGATAAAAATATAAGTAGAGAAAAAGTTTTAACTAAGGTCGTAAAAGCTAATCAAACTTTAACCAGCCTCAATCTTGAAAATTGCCACTTTACTATTAAACAAATTAAAGAAATTGTTAAAGCATTAGAGAATAACCATAGCTTAGTACAATTAGTTATCCCTAATAATAGATCCCATGTTGAGGTGAATGATGAATGGATAACCTGGAATGATGAAGGAAGTAAAGAACTTAATATGTTATTAGATGAAAAAACAAAATTACTAGAAAGAAATATAGAGTTATTAGAGAATTTTGCTAGCAAGTTGTTTGATATTGAAAAGAAAAATCCTATTAATAGTAATTTTATTTTTAAAGAAAATTCCGATGGTATTATGGAAAATACATTTAAATTAAAATCACCAATAAATTTGTCATTAAACTCACTAGCTTATTTTAGAGACTGTGATAAAGAACAACTTATCATCCATTCCTCGGAGAATAAACAATTTTTCAATAAATTAGC